CGGCAGCCTTCACGTACTGCCGCGCCCCGGCCGCCAGGAGGGCCTGTTCCGCTCGCTGCATCTGGTCGTCGGCTTTCATCCGAATCGTCGCAAATCCCCGCGCACCCGCAACTGTCCCGGCAGGTAGAGCGGCTGCCCAAGGGATTCCTTGGGCCGACCCTCCAGGGCCCGGATGTCGTGGGCGGCGTGGGCCAGGAGTTCCAAGGTGCCCTCCAGGGCCTTCTTCAAGAACTTGATTTGCTGGTGGATGTCGCCCCCATCATCCTTGTGCTCGAAAGCCCATTTGTGCCACTCGTCAAACTTCTGGTCGAACTCGGTGCTCACCCGACCCTCCGGTAGCCGCACATGATTTCCTTGGTGCTCATCGGGGGCGAGGCCGCCGTGCTGCGGTCCCGCATGGAGCGTTTGGACTGGGAAATCTTCCTGCGGGCCGGGAGGCCCTTCTCCGGCGTCGAGGCCATCATGTGCAACTCTTTCTTGCCCATCGTGGCCATGCCCTTGTTGCGGGCGTAGAGTTTCTCCGGCTCATGTTCGGCGATTGCAGCCGCAACCCGCTGCGCTTTACTGACTGCTGGCATGGCTAACCCACCATTCCGCTTAAAGGATTAGTTTGCTGATTTATCTCGGCTGGCAAGGCCGGCTCTCCGCCCGACTCCGCCTGCTGCACGGCCCCGCCCTTGGCCCCGATGCCCATCTGCATGAGCTGCATCAACTGCTGATTGCGCTGGCCCTGCATGGCCATCTCTTCCGGGTCCTGTTCGATATGCTCGGGATTGATGTTGAGAGTTTTGAGCATGTGCGTCAGGATCTTGTCGCCGCTGAAGCGCCGGACGAAGGCCTGGAGCAGGAGCGGGTTACTCCCCGTCATCTGCATGAGGGCGGCGAGCTTCTGGAAATCCCGCACCCGGGCCAGTGTGGCCGAGAGGCCGTGGACACGGAAGGAACACCCCTGCGCCAACTTGGCGAACCGTTCGGCAGGCGAGAGGCGCGAGAGCATGACCGTGGCCCGCAGGCCGATGGCATGGACCACTTCCTGCGTGGACAGATCGTCGGCGTTCTGTAGGATGGTCAGCCACGCCTTGCGGAGGGTGGGGGCGATCAGGGCATGCTCGATATCGGCGGCGATGCCGTCGAGGGTCACGGCTTGGGACTGCGAGGCCTCCACGACCTCAGTGGCGAGAACCTTCTTGGGGGGAAACAGGCCGAGTTTCAGATCATTCGTATAGACCGCCCCGTCAAACTGCCGGTCCACCACCTGGAACATGCCCATGGACTCCGGCGGCAGGACGCCTGTGACCACCGACTCCAAAACCTTGACGTCCGCTGGCATCTCCTGCTTGACCTGGAGCGTGATCCCCTGCGGGATGCCCCCAGCCACTTGGCGGGGATCTTCTAGCCAATGCTCGCGGAGTTGCTTGATGCCCCATACGGAGGAAATGCCCCCATCCAGCATGAGGTTAAACAGCTCGTTCTCAGCGAAGTTGAGCGGGGCCCCGTGATCGTAAATGGCCTTGTGCCAGACAGACCCAGGCACGCGGACCAGGGGCGAGGCCACGAAGGGGGATTCCCCATGCCACAGGGGATTCGGCTCCGGTGGGCGGAGCAGATAGCGGTCGTTGGCGATGGCGCAGACGATGTTGCGCTCCGCGATCCGGCCATCGGTCTCCAGGAGGTCCCCCCAGAACTCGTCGATTTGTACTTGCTTGCGGAAGCTCGGGCGGGGCGCATGGTCCTGGTTGGCCCGCCGCTCCCGCTTCCACTGCTCCTCCTGATCGGCGAAATCCTGCTGGATCTGCTCCACGACCTCCGGGTCGTAGATGCCCTGCTCGGCCAAATCCTCCACGTCATGCAGATCCCGGTACACCTGATGCAGCTCGTACAGGTTGCGCCCGGTGGGATCGGGGAAGTAATCCGCCGGCTTCACCACATCCACGCACAGCCGCCAGAGTTGGCGTTCCCTGCGTTTCAGCGTGTGCTTGACGACGGGCGTGGTCACGTCTTGCCCATTCAAGTTCTGCGTCACGTAGCGCACACCCGGCTCGGCGTAGAAATCCCGCTGGCTGACCGTGCGCCCGTAGATCTTCAGGATAATGAGGGCCTCAAGCAGGCCGACCTTGATGGCTTCGGAGAGGATGAGGGGGAAGGTGGTCGTCTTGTGGTGCCCGTCGGGAATCTTGTCCAGGTAGACATCCAGGAGATCCAGAACATCCTGGGGCTTGATCGGGTAATCGGGGGCCACATCCGCCGATTTCCACTGGCCGAACTGGATGAGGGCCCGCTTCATGAAGGCGGACCACTGTTCGACCGCCACGGGCGTCTTGGGCAAGAACTCCCGGGACTGGCCGTCCTGCTTGTGGCTCCAGTCCTGCTGGCCGAGGTAGGCCTGGACGTTGGCCTCGTTCTTCTTGAGGCGCGTCCGCTTGGCATCCTCCGCCTCGCGCTTGCATTCGCGCACGGCCTGGAGGATGGTCAGGGCGGCCCCCTCGGCGACGGGGCGATCTGCTCCGGGCTCTTTGCGTTGTGTGGCCATAAACAGAAAGCCCCAGCCGCGTGGGCGACTGGGGCTCTTCACCTCGATGACCCCGGACTACTTACTTATAGCTTTTCTTCCGCTGGAACTCCGCGCCAAGGATGATCCCGTGCCGTTCTCCCCGTTGGACATTTAAAATAATGTTTCCGCTGCGATTGTCAAGTAAAAACTGTGCGATGTCTCCCAAGACCGCTTCCGGAATGAGACCATTCACGTGCGGAAGCCCAATCCGCTGGATGCCCCCGGTCGCCGTGACCTGGATGCCCATTCACGGCATCTCCGGAACCTGCGGCGTGTCCGTGACCAATGTATTTCCATACTTGGGGCGAGGAACGATGGAGGGACGGGTCTCTAGTAATATAAGGCAGCTCCCGCAGATGCCCATGGCGATGGTGGCGGAGGTCGTCAGGGGTATTCCACAGCGGCGGCATACGATCAGTGGCTCAGCCATACCAAGACCTCTCCCGCCCCCGTGTTCCGGATGTATCCAGGATAGAGCTGACAGGTGGCGCGAATGGAGTCGAGGAACGCATTCTCCAGAAGAATCACCTGTCGGGTCGCCAGCCGCCACATCTTCGCAATCAGCGGAGCGACCGAGGGCTCGTCATGACCCTCCCCGCTCAAACAGCAGATCGAGACCACCGAATCGAACGATTCCCCCGGAAACTCCTCCGTGAAGATATCCCCGAGAATCCACTTCGGGCCCGTCATGTGCGTGCGGCACCACGCAATATGCTCCGGGACCAAATCAATTCCTGTAAAGGGGACCCGCACCCCATTTTCCGCCAGCACCCACGCGAGATCCCCGTAGCCGCAGCCCACATCCAAGATGGATGTCGCGGACTCCAGCAGAGGAAAGACCGTGATCCACCGCCGGATATGCAAGGCCCGCCAGTAATGAGGCCGGGCCGCATAGTACGCCTGAATCTTCTCGACATTCACGCGGGTGGTCAGCCCTTCGCCGTGTAGGTGTACCCCGGCACGGGGATGGTGAGCGGCCGCTGCGTCGCCAGCCGCGCCAGCCGCACCGGCTCGTCGTACACGATCCAGTAGCCGAAGGCGTCACTCCAATGGGTGCGCCGGTAATACGGGTCCTGCCGGTCGTGGGTCTTCTTGATGCCGCCCCGGGGGTCCCGGAGCACCTGCTCCAGGTCGGCGATCAGCTCCTTGCAGCCGGGGTCGATCTCGATCCGGCTGCTCCCGTGCTCGTCCTTGAACGCTCGTTGGACACTGTTGATGCGGTCCGGCACGAACGGGTTCTCGTTCGGGACCTTGAGGCGGAGCGGCGCCCCGTAGGCCCGCATGGCGTTCTGGATGAGGCTGTAGCAGGATTGGCCCGTCTGGGCGCTCCGGGCCCGGCCGGTCGCGTCCCCATACACCCAGATCTCCCCGAAGTGCCGGGGGAACTCCTGGACGAAATAATTGCACATCTCCAGGATGTCCCCCTCATCCAGCGTCAACTCCTTGAACACCCGGAACAGCACCCCGTCCCGCTGGCCGACCAGGGAGACCATGGGCTCCACGTTGAAGTCCCAGATCCAGCAGAGGGGCTTGCGCTCCTGGGGCTTCGGCTGGGCTCGGACGTGCAGGCGGCGGTCAAACCTGGGGTAGGCCCGGGCCCCGGAGAGGCCGGGGAGCCACTTGCCCTCCAGCCGGATGGCCCGCTCCGTGCTGCCTTCTGGGTAGGCGGACTCCAGCCGGGCGATCTCCGACCGGGGGATGTGGGGGTTGTCGTAGATGCTCCCGCCAAAGACCTCGACGTGCGGGAGCTCGCCGGCCTGCCACTTCTGGATGATGTCCGGGAAGACCCAGGTGACGCCGCCGACCTGCCCCTGGGGGGGAAGCAGGGTCGCCGTGCAGAAGATCCGGATGGGCTGGGGACCCACCCGGATCAAGATTTCCGTATAGATATCCTTCGGGTGCTCTTCGTCCAGGTGAATCCAGTCTTTCTCCGCCCCCATATACTTGGCCCGACCCGACTCCGCGCCCTTGAAGCCGATGAGACTGCCATTCTTGAGCTTGAGAATCTTCTCCGAGACCCGCCAGCCCACGCCCTCGAAGGGCTCCACGATTTCCCGACGCGGGATGAAGGGCGCATGGCTCATGCCCGCCGTGTGCCCGTTGTCGAAGTATTTTGGCTCCACAATGTCGCGGGACATGTTGGCGTCCAGGCTGCTCACCCAGCCGGACGTCGCCCGGTCCCACACCTCCACGTCGCCGCCCTCCGAGTACGCCGGCCGCGGCTCCCCCCCGAAACGCGCTAAAGCCGCGCCACAGAACGCCCCCGCGTCGCTATTGTGATGAACTGCGCCGGCCGCGATATAGCAATGCGTCCCCTCAACCGTGAAATCAATGATTGGCTGCAAACCGATTTTCTGGTATCCTATTAGCCGCAACCCACCAACGAGGAGGATTGGAGATGGCAGCGCATAATAGGCGACAGAAGCACCCGGATGATTTGGAGTCTCGCGGGATTGTGGCACTTCTTGAACAGGGGATGACGAGGAAGGCCATTGCGGCACACTTTGCCGTCCACAAGACGACGGTGGATTCCTGGTGTCAAAAGCACCAGGTTTCCACAGGGCGAACAGGGCCGCGAGCAGGTTCGGGTCATCGGGACTGGAATGGCGGAAGGGTGCTAGACAAGCATGGATACGTGCTGGTGTGGGCACCGTTCCACCCGCACGCCCGTCAAATAGGGTACGTGGCGGAGCATCGGCTGTTGGCTGAGACGTTGCTCTTTCGCTATCTCCAGCCGCAAGAAGTCGTGGACCACGTTGACGAGTGGCCGTATCACAACTGGCCCGATAATCTCCGGCTGTTCCCCTCCAATGCGGATCACCTTGGCTGGACAACAGGCAATCGAGCGAGGCCCAGCCCGCGGGTGTCAATACCTGGTGCGTACCGGTCGCCTCAAAAGCTTCTCCGTTGTCCAGATGAAAGCGATACGCTGGCGCAATGCCCCGAAGAAATACGGCAGAGGCTCGCTTGGTACATCGACTCACACCGTCCCAGGATCGCACATAGAAACCTGTCTCGCCGAGCAATTCTCCGGGCAGGCGCGTGGCGGAATCCATTTCCAGCGGGGTCCAGGGCGTCAAGCACTTCCCAAACCGATTCGCGGTCACAAGCCAGTTCTCTTGCTTGAGATTTCTGAGGACGCTGGTGATGAAGGCCTGTTGCTTCGGAAAGGGCTGAAACGTGAGCAGGGGATCCTCGGCCCGGCGGTCGGCGAGGGCCTGCGAGAGGATCAGCGCCTCCTCGCGGAGGCGTCTCAGGTCGTCTGGAAGATCGGCCATCGGCTCAAGTCCGGGTAGTCATCCTTTGGCATGTCGGGCATGTCCTTCGGGTAGACACTCAGGAGGTGCAGCCCCCGGGCGGCGGCGTCGGGCGTGAGGTAACCGTGCCAGCCGAGCATCTCGTAGGTATCCTCCTTGGTCAGCACGCCCTCCGTTCGCCCGTCGAATCTCCCGCGGCGATACCACGCATCCGCCGCGGCATTGTCGTGCAGGATGGCCCCCCCATGCCCGATCTTCAGCAACTTCCGCGCATGGAAACTCACGCACTGCACCTGGCCGGGCACGTACATGCCCCCCGTGAACCGGCACGCGCAGTCCCAGATATTCGCGCCCGTGTTGCCGAGCGCATAGGCCCCGATCCAGTCCTCCTGCGTGAATTCCACGCTCCCGCCCGCGTGCCGGATGCTCATGGGTACGGAGGGGTAGGTGTGCGCGGGGAGGAAGAAGTGGGGAGTGATCTGAATGCCCGTCGGCTCAGCAAAGCGATTTTGGACGTGTCTATACCACGCCACCGTGAGGAGGATTGCGCTCGTACAGGAATTCACCGTGACCGCGTAGGGCGCGCCCGTGTAGGC